GCCCCTACAGTACCCAATAACACCCAATAGATCTTGTCTATCTTACCGCCCAAATCGTGAACACCTTCATGCATATGTTTTACGTCCTTTTTTAATCCTGTAATATATCCATAGATAGCAAGTAAATGCTCTCTTGTATTCTTTGGTCTAAGTTTATCTCCGTTTGGCATTATGTTCTTAACCTCTTTGCTATAACTTGTTCTTCGGGTGATAGTAATGCTGTCTGTGTAGATGTCAAGCCTGTTGTTGGATCAACGTTTTGTGCAAACATATTAGATATTTGTGGGTCCGGTAAGAAGTTTGACGCGGGCACCTGTGGTTGTGCTTTGCTTTGTTGGTCTTCTATTAGTTCAAATCTTTTTTCAATTGCAGGTTCTTTAATTTCAAATTTTCTTTCAGGTGTAGATCTTAAAAACTCTTCTCGTTCTTCATCTGATAAACCAAGAGGTATATTTAAATATTTTCTTCTAATAGCGTTTAACTCTGATTTATTAATAAAATCACTAACAGTATATTCTGTGCCAAGCTCTCTGTTTATATTTTTAATTGCATTTCTAACAGCAGAGTCTTTTTTAAAGTTTGGCACGTTTTCTGGATAAAAGAATCCAGACATTACATTACTAACATCTTTTTTAGATAATGCTCTTCTACCTGAAATAAGATCTTTTATTTCTTTTTCTGTAAAATTTAATATTCGTAATGCTTGTATGTCTTTGTATACTTCAGACAATATTCTGTAATTATTAGATTGTAATTTTTCATATTCTTTTGGAAAAGTTTCTGCAGGTAATCCTCTTTGTAATAGTTGCAAATCTTTTTGTAAATTTTTTGCACTAATAATATCATTTGTAAATGCTTGTCTTGCATTCGCTATGTCTCCTGAGTAACCACCTATTTTAAATCTCATTGCTTGATATGGGTCTTGTTTTTGTACACTAAAACCTGTAAATACTTTTGTAACTGTATCCCATAAATCTCTTTTGACACCAGATTTAGACAAGTCTCCACCAATAGCTTGTATTATTTCTTCCGCACTTCTTAATGTTGTGGGTGTAACTTTTCTATATGCGTGATATAAAACTTTACTAAACCAGTCAGGATCATTTTTTATATCTGCTATTAGTCCACCTGCTTTAGTTCTAAATTGTAAATCTTCGTTAGGTGTTAATTCAAATGCTGTTTCAGCTGCAATCGATGGTGATACAAAAGGCTCTATACCTCTCATTACGAATGCTTTCATGGATCTAGCAAACAATAACGCTGTGCTTTGATCTGTATCTTTACCTTCAGCTAATGTTTGCATCGCTGCTTTAAATGGTGCTGTTACATCAGCGTATGGCACAAGATATGATAGATTACTTGCTTTCCAAGATCTATCTTTTTGTTGCTCTGTTACCGGCATCATATCTGATGCTTTTTCATATTCTGGTGCAAATCTATTTTTAAATGCATCGTACATTTCTTCTGTAATACCTGTCATTTTTTGTGCAGAGTTTAATGCTACTGGCGTTGCAATACCAACCGTTGTAGTAAAACCTATTAACTGTCTTGCACCGATTTGTCTTACATATGGATTAGTTGATTGCATTTTACGAAGTGCACCCCTTACAATTTGAAAAGAGTTTCTATACATTTCTGATACAAAGGCAACGAAGTTACCAACTAATGGAAACTTTCTAACGTTTTGAACTATTGTTGGTATCATTGAGTAGTTTGGATAAGTGTCTCTTATTTCAATACCAGCTATCTCTTTTATAGCATCTGACAAAGTTTTCTTCGTGCCATCTGCTCTTGTGGGTTTAAAATCATATTTATATACTTCTTTAAAATATCTTTTAACATCATCCATGTTTTTTAATGCAGGGGTTAATTGTGATTTTACATAATTGTAACCGAATAATTTCCATAAGTTATCTCCTAATTGATACGACTCGATTGCTTTGTTAACAACTTTTCCTAATACACCTTTTCTTGTAAATAATTGTTCTAAAATTTGATCAGATGTTTTACCTTGAGTGATTGTGGTCCCTCCAATTTTTGCAGGACCCATAAGTTCAGGTATTAATTGTTCTAATTCTTGTGCAATCGTAGATGAATCTATTGCACCATTTTCTAATGCTTCTTCTAATACCTCTTTTAATTTTTGTGGATCTTTGTTTTTACCTGTAAAATCGTCAAACAATATTCTAAAATTATCCGCAACACTTGCACCTTTACCAATGTGTCCGTTAGCAGTTGCAAACATGGCAGCTGTTGTGATGTTACGCATTTGTGTCATTAATGATAATACGGTTTTGTTCATCTGTACTCCTGCTTTAATTGCAAGTGCAGATTTCATAAATGGTAGTTTTAATAATGTGTCCATGATTAGTGTATTGTCTTTCATGGCTTTTGC